CCCGCCCCGCCCGCCCCGCCGAACTCAGGGTAAGGAGAATCACCGCCGTTGGCACTTGCGGTAGCGCCGCCCGCCACCTGATCGAAGTTCAGCGAGCTGCCGCCCGTGCCAACGTTGGTATTCGACCGTCCACCACCACCACCACCACCACCACGTATGACGCGACCGCCGTTGGACGTGGCCTGTGACGTGCCGCCTCCCGCGCCGCCGCCACCGCCACCGCCTATGTTGTCGCCACCAGCGCCAGCGGTCGTACCGCCCGTCCCACCGCCGGCCATCTGGTCCGTGAAACTGGCGACGCCTGCCGCCGTTGCCGATAACTTGCCGCCGCCATTACCACCGAGGCCGCCGGAGCCCGACGACGACACGCCCGCCGCTGATCCACCTCCGCAGATGAGGAGACTCAGCCCATTGCCGACGACCGTTGATGCCGAGCCGACGTTACTAGCGGCGCCGTCTGAGTGTGCAGTTGCCGCGCCGCCTGCCCCCGCCGTCACGGTCATCGTCGCTGAAAGCTGAGCAGCACCGATCTCCACCTGATACCACCCGCCGCCTCCGCCGCCTCCTCCACCCGCCGCGGTGGCGGCGTTCCGCCCGCCCGAGCCCGACGCACCACCACCGATGCCGGTCATCACGGAACGTACGGCGCCCGATGGTCGCGTCCAGGTGTCGGCGAAGCCGGGGGTGAGAAATATCTGCCGGTCAATGTGCTCGGCCTTGTTCAGATAGCCCGAGGGGAGCATGAAGAACGTCAGTCCGACATCGACCGTGCTGGTTTCGGTGACGGTGGTGGCGACGAACGATCCAGCCGTGGCAAGGACGCCCGTTGCTACGCCGATCCCGCCGCCGTTGCCGTCCGCGGTTGCCACGTCGATCTGCTCGGTGATGCTCGACAGGCTCGCGTTCGTCCAGCCGGAGAACACTGCGGAGGGCGAGTCTAGGGCGTGGGCGAACGCCTGGACTACAAGGCAGTTGTCCGCGGGGGTCGCACCCGCTGAGCCGGTACCCGTGGTCGAGGCGGTCGTCTTGATCGTCGCGCCGACGTTGCGGAACGGATCGCCCGAGGTTGGACAGCCGCGGATGGCGAGCATCTGCGCGAGGGTGTGATCCCCGGTATCGGCCACGGTCGGATTGGATTCTGCCCCACCGTCGCGCTTCCAGAACGCGGCCAGGCGAGTCGCCGCAGCCGCTCCCGCTACGCCGATGCCTATCTCCGGGCCGAGTTGCGTGTACGTCGCCGGCGCGGCGGCGGTCTGGTTGTCGGACTGGACGAACAGCAACAGGATGTCGTTGGTGATATGGCCGGCAGGGAGCCCCGGCACGATCGCCCCGGTGCCCGTTGCGGACGCACCAGCCGCGACCACGGTCGGTGCCGTGGTCGTCGTCGAGGCGAGGCCCGATGACATCAGGGTTTCGGTGCCGGCGTCGTCCTTGGAGTACATCAGGCCATCGGCCTTGGCGTACATGTAGACGTCCGTGCTCGCCGGGGTCGAAGGTGCGGCGCCCTCCGAGAACAGGAGCTTTGGAATGACTACCGCGTCGATCTTTGCCACGATGGACCTCCTAATCGGCCACGAAGCCGTACAGCCAATCGTCTTCGGCGATATTCGTCACGGCGATTGGCGGGGCCGTGCCGTCGACGATCACTTCATAATGTCCGCCCGCCCCAGCAGGCGTGTCGAGGATCGCGCCGATCTCCTGCAACGCGGTTTCGACCTCTGAGCCGGTGAAGTACCCGCCCGCGTCGTCGATCGGGATGTCGTCGGCCCGTAGCGGCAGGGTTTCGGCGCTCACGATGTCGAGCACGAAGTTACCGCCCTTGGCGACCGACAGGGCCGAGTTCAGCCCGCCGTAGACGCCGTGCCAGATATTGCCGTCCTCATACAGCGACCCGCGCCACGCCGCCATCTCATCCCAGCCCGACGAACTCGCCGACAGGATCGGGTTGCTCGTGTGCTTGGTCCACGGTCCGCCAGGGTCGTCGGCGTAGGCGAGGCCGAGATGCCACTTGCGCGTGCCCGTGCCGCCCTCGCTCCCGCCACCCGAGTACATGATCCAGTAGCGCCCGCCCTCGGCGAACAAGAATGGATCGGCGCACATGTCGTCGTCCCATTCGCCGTTGGCGCCGTGGTCGATGATCGGATTGCCCGAGTTGCCGATCGTCCACGGGCCGCTGGGCAGGGCTGCGGTGTAGATGTAGATTTTCTCCGACAACTGGAAGGCGAAGTCTTCGTCCTCGGCCATGAGCGCCATGATCCACTGGCCGCCGAAGTGGATGACCGACGCCTCGCCCACCTGGAGCGAGGTATTCGATGACGGGGCGCCCTCCGAGACGATCGGCGCCCCGTGGTCAGTGTACGGACCCGTGATCGCAGACGCGGTGGCGAGGCCGATCTTGCCGTCCTGCCCGGTCGTGCTGTTGAGGACCGAGTAGAACAGATAGTACGTCCCGGCATCAAGGACGAGCCCCGGCGCGTTGATCTCGTTGGCCGTCCCGAGAGCCCATGGGACATCGCTCAGTTCGTAGATCGGGTTGGAGCCATAGGCCGTCCACGGACCGGCCACGGCGGTAGCCGTCCACAAGTGAATCTGCCAAGGCGAGGTGGTCCACGTCTGTCCGATGCAGTAATAGGTCGAGCCGACCTTGATGACGTCCTCGGGTATGAAGTCGCCGTCGAAGGTCGGGTTGCCGGCAGCCTTCGTCGCGGTGATGTCCGATGTCGGCACCAGAAGTTCGGTGCCGCCCACCGTGACGAGGACCGTTCCATCGTCGAGGTCAGAGACGAGGGCGCTGTCGAAGATGACTGTCGTGACGCCATCGACCTCGGTCGTGCCGTCAGTGACGGTAATCCCTGAGCTCGCCGCCCTCGTCGACGCGATGTGACCGCGGACCACCGCACCCGCTCGATCAGGGGTCCGGACGGTGACCTTCATGCCGTCGGCGTGATGACGATGGCCGCGGCGCACCAGAGCCCGTCGAGATGGAGCAATCCCGTGCGCGTTACGGCGCCGGTCAGGGCACCGCCGTCACCGTAGGCGTGGGCGATTACGGTATATGGACTGTTCTGGATGATAAGTGGCCCGTCATACGCCCAGCGGAACCAGTCGATGACCCAGGGATCGGCCATCGTGGCAGCCGGGTTGCCGCTATCATCCCAGTTCTTTTGGTCGGCCCAGACGAGGACCATCAGGGCGATCGCACCGGATGCCACGGTACCGAGCGAACCGACAGACATTGGGTTCGCCACCGCCGGCGCGTCCTCGTAATCCGAGGTGATCGCGGCGATGGTGGCCGCAGCGTCCGGAACGGCGATCTCGTAGATGCCCATATTGGCGTTGGTCGATCCCTGGTAACCGGTCCGTTCCGTCGAGTCAGCTTCCTTGACCCAGAACGCAACGCCATCATTCCAACCGACCGAGTTGATGGTGACATTAGGGATCTTGGTCCATGCCCCGGCGCCCCAACGCGGTTTCGTCGGGGCCGTGTTCGGCGCGGGCGGTGCGGGCTGAGCGCGGTCGCCGATGGCGAAGACGAGCAGATTGCCGACCGTCACAGGGTTTGCCAGCGAGAGGTTCAGGCCACCCTCACCGGAGCGTCCGAACGCCGACTGGACGATGACGGCTGCGGGTGGGGCGGCCTCCTGCGGGCTGAGCTTGAGGCTGACCTGGTAGAGCGCGGCGGGTTTGGGCAGCGGCTTGACGCGGCGCTCCAGGACTCGCCACCAGCCGAACGAGTCATAGCCCTCCGACGCGAAGTGAGCGAACTTGGCCTGGATGCGGTCGCCCGCCCGGACGAGGTTGACGCTATCGGGAGGCAGTAGGATCGAAGTCTGGATGAGATCCGTTTCTGTGTGATGCTGCCAGAGGTAGTCGGTCGCCTCGTCGTGAGCCTTCGACGCCGTCTTGATGGCCGAGTTGTCGGCGGTCGCATGGCGCTCGGCGAAGGCCGTCGCGGTGGCCGGCCGAGTGTCGGTGACGCTAAGCTTGGCGTAACTCATCGTTACCTGCGACGCGACCTCCGAGGGATCGCGGGTCAGGGTCGTGTCGAGGAACGGCGGAAACGTCGTCGTGTCGACGTCGGCCTCGATGTTCGAGATACGGAGGGTCGAGGCATCGGCAGTCGAGGTGTTGTCGTTGCGGAAGATGAGCTCGGGGCCAGCGCCGAAGTCACGGACATAGTAGTTCATCCCGGCGGCAGCAGTCGCGCAGGCGGCCAGGACGTCGCCCGGCCGGCTGTTGCGGAAGATGTTCTTGTCCATGCCCTTGTCGGCTGGGTAGACGACGCGGCCGTTGTCGATGACGAGCCCGGCGAGGTAATCCGAGGCGAGCAACCAGGTCAGGCGCTCGCCGACCGTCTCGGCCGGACGCTTGCCGTCGGTCCCGGTGATGACCCGCTGGCCGAGGAGGTCGTTGAGGTCCCATACCGTGACCGCGATCTCGCGGGCGCCGTCGGTGCGTTCGACCATCCGGCGGTAGGTCCGCGGCCCGACGAAGCCGGCACTGAGGATCGGATCGGCGCAGTCCGCTTCCGTGACTAGCACGTCCTTGAGGCCGACGATCCCGATCGTCCCATCGGCATCCTCGACGACGATGCGACCCGAGCCAACCTGGCCGAGCTCGGCATTCTCGACGAGTTCCGAGTCCTCGTGGCGGACGGTATCGATGTCCGATCCGTCGATCGTGTACCAGTAGGCCATCAGATCAGGTCGTGGGTCGGCTGGGTCCGACTGAGGCTCGTGCCGGTCTGGAGGCGGACGGTCCCGAACAGCGGGATCGTCAGGTTGAACGTATTGGACAGGCGCAGGTTGCGAATCGCCGAGACGATGGCTGAGTCGCCGGACCGGATCGCGCTCGTCTGGACGTCTGTCTTTCCCCCGATCGTCAGTCGGTTCGCCTCCACCTTGTCATAGACCGCATCGTTCGCGTCGCGGATCTCCCGGAGTGCATCCTGCTGGCGTTCCAGCATGTCGGCCGAGACGACGCCGCCCGTCGCGATCTGGCGCTTGGACGAGGAGGCGATCAGGGCCGCCGACAGGGCCGCCTCCAACCCCTCGGTGTGGACCTTCACGCCGTTCGCGTTGAGATCGTAGAGCGCACGCTGGAGCGGGTTCAGGCTCTCGACACTGCTCTGGATACCCGCAAGAGCGGCAGCGATCTTGGCCGAATCGCCTGACGCGATGATCGCCTCGGTGCCGGTGATGTTGCGCCCCGCCTGCTCCTGGAGCTTCGGCATGTTGACGTTGTCCTGGACCCACACGAGGGCCTCGGTCAGGACGGCAGCGGAAATGACTACGCCACCGAGCCACTTCAGGCGCGATGCCAGCCCGCCCGCGGCTCCAGCTGCCCCAGCTGCCCCGCCGGCCCCGTTGACGACCCCGGCGTTGATGTTGACGACCCCGGCGTTCATCCCCAGCACGCCGCGGATGAGGCCCTTGCCGAGTTCGCCGACGATCCCGCCGAGCGCCCCGCCGGTCAGCTTATTGAGGCCCCAGCCTGAGATGACCGCCGTCTGGATCCACGGCGGCAGGCCGACGAACGCGTCGAAGATCGCCTTGGCCCCGGCCCCAGCTAGCTTCATGGCGTCGCCGATCGAGGCCCACGGGATCTGCTTGGCCGCGTCCAACAGGTCCCGGAAGCCGCCAGCGAGTCCCTGGCCGAACTCGCGGATCTTCGCCAGCGTCTCGGGCTTGGCGAGCTCCGTCTGGAGCGTCCTCGCCACCTCCGAGATCAGCGGCAGAAAGCCGGTAGCAAGCGCCTGTTGGGCACCCTCGACGGCGTCCTGAAAGCGCCGCATGTCGGCGCCGAAACCCTGCCCAGCCGCCTCGCCGGCCTTGCCGAACTCCTTTTCGAGCTCGGCGAGAATGATCTTCTGAGCACCAAGGAGATCGCCCGACTTGACGAGTTTCTTGATAAGCGCTTCCTGATCCTTGGTGAACGACACGCCCGAGCGACGGAGAGCGAGCAGTCCACGGACCGGGTCCTGTAGTGCCTTGCCGATCTGGAGGGCGCTGTTCTTGAAGTCGGCGTTGGCGACGTCACCCTGGGCCAAGGCGATGCCGAGGTCGACCATCGCCTTCGTCGCCAGCGGGAAAACGTCCTTGCCGATGTTCGTGAATGTCAGGAGCAGGTTCTCGCCCGATTGGATGACCTTGTCGTCCGCGGTCGTGACATCCTCAAGCCGCTCGGCAAGTCGGCGGACCTGTTCCGCCGTGACGCCAGCCACGCCGCCAGTCGATTTGATGACGCCCTCGGTGGCATACGTCGCCCGTTGCAGTTCCTCGAGCGAGCGGACTCCGGCATAGACCTGCGAGGCGAGCAAGCCGCCCGCGACGAGGCCTAGTCGTTCGAGATTGCGGATGGCGGTTCCGACGCCCTGTCTGGCGATGCCGCCGATCCTGCCGAGGCGCGACTCGAAGCCGCCGAGTGCGCCAGAGGCACCTCGGATCTTACCTGAGAAGTCGTCCTTCAACGAGAGCCGGGCGACGAGCTCGGCGCGCTCGGCCAGGGACATCAGGCCGTCTCCCCGTGGACCTTCGGGGTCCGCGCTCGCTCCTGCCGCTGAAGCACGGCTTTCGTCCGTGCCGCCGCCCGGTCCTCAGCGCGCTGCTCGTCACGTAGCGCCGTTCCGATCCGTTCCTCGACGAGGACCTGGCGGGCAGCGGCGAACTCGGTCAAACTCATCGCCCGGACGGCACCGTAGCCGCCGTAGTGGCGGGCGACGATCGCTTGCGCGGCGAGGGCGTCGACCCGTTCCGATGAGAGGTCGAGACGCCCATCGGCCCAGAGGGCGAGATGCTCCCGAGTCGTCGCAGTAAAGGGCGCATCACCACGTCCCCGTAGAGTTCGTCGCAGCGCTCGGCCACGGCCGCCGCGAGGCCGTAGTCGGCCAGCAGGGCGTCGAGGTCGAACGGCATCGCCGCGCCCTCGACGTCCAGCAGGTTCCAGCCGACTGCCCCGTGGCGGACGAACGTGATCTGCCAACGGGCCCGGAGCATCGCCCCGGAGCCCGCCGCCTCGATGATGTCGGCCTGCGCTTCGAGGCCGCAGGCCAGCGACGGAGTAGGGGCGATGTACACCAGATCGCCCCCCTCCGCGTGGGGCGCGCCGGGACATTCGCAGTCCCGGACGCGCACCGCTACGGGCTCGCTCATGGCAGGGCCGTGAGCTGGTTGACGACGCGGGCCCTATAAGCGTAGCCGAGCGTCGCATCGTAGTACGCCCGGTACGTCAGGGTGATCGTGGCGTTGCCACCGATCTCGCCGTCGCTCCGGTCAAACAGCCGGAACGCGCCCTGCCGCTCGTAGACGTAGGGCGTGGCCGCCTGCGCCAGCTCTGTCGAGGTGGTGCTGACCTTGAAGAAGCGGTTGGGGACCGGCGAGTCGTCGAGGGTCGCCGCCTCCGTGATCGCCGCCGCCGACTTGGCGACGGTCAGGACAAGCTCGATCTGGCGTGCCCCGCGACCGTAGCCGGAGAGCTGGAAGCGGGTGTTCGACCCGTTCTGATAGCGCTTCCGGTCAAGGTTATTGGAGACGCGGATCGTGGCGCCGTGGATGGTATCGACGAGCTGGGTCACGCCGATCGCGCCCGGCGTCGAGTCCATGTAGATCGCGGTGTCGGTGCCGAAGGCGAAGACGGGCGAGTCGTCGACCGTCAGACCGTTGGTCGCATTCGCGCCGAGCGTGCCCCCGGCGAAAATCCACTGGTCGGAGATCGTCCATGGCCCGCCGTCCTCGGGCAGCGTCTCCTCCAGCACGTCGGCCACGCCGCCAAAGGCGATGATCGCGTCGGTCGCCTCGGTGTCGTCGCCCTGTTCGTCGGTGAAATAGTCGAAGTCGTCGGCGGTCAGGGAGGCGACCTGGTAGACCCATGTCCGGGCCGTCCCACCGCCGGTCGGCGCGATGCCGCCGAGCAAACCCGCCGAGAGCCGGATCGGCAGGTCGTCGAAGGTGATCGGCCCCGTCGGGTTCCAATCGACGTCGACCGCCGTGGGATAGGGGCTGATGACCGGATCGATCGAGCCCACGTCCACATCGGGGTCGGTCCGGTTGGGGTTGTACGTCGGGATGCCGCGCCACGGGACGCGGCGGGTGGCCGCCACGGCGGTCCCGATGACCGTCTGCTCGGCGACCTGATTGAAGCGAAGCCTGGTGAGGCCCGCGATCGGCATGACATGTACCTCCGAGGTGCTGCGAACGTCGATGAGTTGGAGCTGCGGACGGCGGGAGCGGAGGTCTTATGTGCGGCCCTCCGTGATGAATGTCGGATTGGCCGGATCGCCGAAGCCGAGGATGCAGCCGCGATAGGTCGCGCTGTTCGCCTCCCCGGTCAGGGTTATGTCGGTATCGGAGATGGAGGTGAGCTGGACGAGCGAGCCGCCACCAGTCACGGCGGCATAGGCGGCCGTGAAGCGGTCAATCAGGAGGTCGACCAGATCGTCGAGGCGGTCGGTCGTTTCGGAGGCATCGATGAGTCGGTCGACGATGACCACCGTCAGGCCGGTCATCGTCCGCGTCCGCAGCGAGGATCCGTAGCGGATCATCTCGTCGCGGTTGCCAATGTAGGCGCACGGTGTTTCTGGGAAGGCACCTGGACGTGCGGTGTAGACCGCCCGAAGTTGCGTCGGCGTGGCCGCCTGTTGGGCCAGCAGGACGGTCCTGATCGCCGCCACAACGTCGGAGCGAAAGGTCGTCGCCATCAGTCGGCCCGGTTCCAGCGTTCGACGAGGGCGCCGAGCCCGACCTGTGCCAGCGCCTTCTCGATGCCCGGGATGAGATACGGCCTAGCCCGCGCGCCGGGATGGTTGACGCGGCGGGCGAAGTGGTCGGCGTGGGCACCCTTGCGGAGCCGACCGCCGAGCGTCCGGGCACCACCCCAGGCGAGGACCTTTCGGCGCCGCGGCACGATGACACGGGCCCGCGATCCGAACTCGACGGCCGCGGCATAGCCGACCTCGCGCTCGCCACCGGCCCGGATCTCGATGTAATCGGGACCGTGGGCGCCGATGCGGATCGTGTGCCCGAGATTGCCGGTCCGCCGCGGCACGAGCAGTTTGGCCTCCATTTTGGATCGGACGCCGACATCACGCAGGATGTCCCGCGGTGCTTCGCCGAGCGCCCGCAGGCGCCGGCCGAGGCCCTGTGCCCCATCGAGACGGAACGAGGCGCTCACAGCCCGCTCACCTGCGGCCCGACGCGCCACTCGTCGATGAAGGCGCGGACCTCGATCGGGAGGATCGAGAGGTTGACGAAGTTGCCGTCTGGCGTCGTGATCGCGCCCGACAGGATCGCGTCAGGGCGTTTCGTGTAGTACGACGCTAGGACCTTGACAGCATGGCGGGCAGGCTCGGGCATCGCGCTGTCGGTCCAACCCCACGATCCGGCGATCGAGAGATCGTTCGGGAGGGAGGACGGGCCGCCGTAGTTGGCCGGGTAGAACCGCGAGTCGAGGTTGCGATCCCACCACTCCGGGTTGGACAGCCACCACGCCGTGCCCTGCCGGGCCGTGCCGAAGGCTCGGAACTGGATGCCAGTATAGACCCCCGTCTGCTGCACGTCGGGGATCAGCCAGTAGGTCGAGTCGACGGTCAGGGCCGCTCCCTGGAGCGTGACGGCCGAGGCCGAACGAAGTCCCGGGAGGGGCAGGAACGCCGCGCCATTGGTGCTGTATACCCTGGTCGCGCTCACGTCCTCGAAGGTCCGGCCTGTCGCCCGCTCGAGCGTCGCCTGTGCGGCCCGGATGTTCGAGCCGAGCGTCGTGTCGCTGTACTGCGAAGTCGAAGGCGTCGAGCTGAGGGCCATGTATTCGCGGACGGCGGCAGCGGTGACGATCATGCGACGGCTTCCTTTCGGTCGACGATCCCACCGAACTGCTCGGCGGCCCGGGTCCAAGAGAACGACGAGTGGACGTGACCGGGCCCGAGCCGGCCGAGCCGAATCCGCTGGACTTCGTTGTCGAGCAGCGTCGCGACCGCTGCCCCGAAGGCTCGCTCGTCGACCGTCGCCCAGGCATGGTCGTACTCGTTATCGTCGAGCCGGTTGACGGGCGCCAGTAGACCAGCCGGGCCGATGACCTCGGGCACCGCGCTGTAGTCCATTCCGACCGCCGGCGTGCCACAGGCCAGCGCCTCCGCGATCGTCAGACCGAAACCCTCAGCTGAGCAGGAGGCGTAGATGTCGGCGGCGTTATACAGCGCGGTCAGGATGTCCCGCGGCGCGCCGCCCATGCGATCGTGGAAGCCGGTCACCATCATCCGCGCCCGGATCGGTGGCGGGTACTTGGAGATGAGATCGCCGAGGTTGCCGCCCTCGTCGACCGTCCGACAATGCATCATCACCAGCACGTCTGGGCGCCCGGCGAGGACCGGGGCGAGGGCCCGGAGGTACGAACCGAAGCGCTTGCGGGGCATGAAGCGGTCAGTGCGGAGGACCCAGCGCATCTTCGGGTTGCCGCCGAAGAAACGCTTGCACTCGGCTTTCGTTCGCAACTTGCGCTCACCGAGATAGAGCGGCCGTTCGGCCGAGACGGGCCGGAACTGCCCGGTATCGACGCCGTGATAGACGACTGGCGGCCGCTCGCCTGTCACCGTCGCGATCTGCTCGGCCCCGAACTCGGACATGGCGACCGGGTGGACGATCCGCCACAGGCCCGCCCACGCTGGCGGCAGGTCGACTCCCTCGATCGGCACATAGTGGTAGGTCGGCAGGGAAGCGAAGGCGGCAGCCGTCTCGGCATCGCCAAGCACCACGCGGCGGACGTTGACGAAATCACCGAGCACGATCGCCGCTTCTGGGCGCCAGCCGTCCTCCCAGAGATTGCCGCGGATCAGTTGAAGGACGCTCTCGGATGTCAGGGACATCGAGTTGAGTCCGTACTCGACCGCCGCGCCGGCATCGACGAGCGAGGGTGTCACCCGGAAGGTCCGCGAGGCGAACGGCTCTACCAAGTCGTCGCCGAGATCGTTCTGCGAGACGAAGCGGACGTCGTGGCCGGCGTCGAGCAGCGCCCGGCCGAGGTCCTGGGTCACCGTCCCGAAGCCCGTCCCGGCAAGATCGCCCCAGAACTGGATGCGACTCATGCCGCCACCGGCTTCCGGCTCATCGCCCACTCGCACAGGGCGCGGATTGACTCGGCTTCGGCGTCGAAGTCGACTACCTCGCGGAAGCGGGCGGCCATCGCCTCGCACATCCGGCCGTGTCGCTCGGGGTCGGACCGCAGCCCGCGCAGGAAGTCGATCGTCTCGGCCTGCGAGTGGTGATCGATGTCCCAGCTCGTGACGCCTTCGACCCATAGCGGGCCGGCGAGCTTGTCGGCGTAGTAGCGACGCGCCCCGACCACTGGCCGCCCGAGCGCCGCCCAGTTGTGGATGACGTGGCCGAAGCCATCGCTCCAGTATTTGGCGTGGTAGCCAACCGAACAGGCGCGCATGAGGTCGGCTATCTCGGGCACCGCCGCGATGTCCCCGGCCGCGTACTCGTCGGGCACCGCCGTCCCGTAGGCGCCGTAGCAGCGCCAGTCGAGGTCCGGGCTGGCGGCCGCGAAGTCACGGAAGCGCGGGTATTCGGTCGTCTCGGCAAAGCAGTTCAGGAACGACGCCACCGGCCCGAACCCGATCGGCGGCTCGTAGCGGAACATGCCAAGGTCGAACTCCTGGTGGTAATAGACGTGCGGGATCGCGGGCGTCGGGATCGTCGCCGAGGCGAGGACGAAGTCGATGCCGCGCATGTCGAGGTCGTTCCACTGGTTGCCGATCTGGACACCGATCGGCGCGCCCTTCTCACGAGCGAGACGAGCGAAGCCAGCGGCGTTCGCGCCGAGTGTGGTGAGCACGAGGTCCCAGCGCTGGTCCCGGAACTGATCGAGGGTTACCATCTTGAAAGACTGGCCGGGATACTTGGAGTCAGGTCGGGTCGAGTAGTCGCCGCGGTCGGCATCGCCCCCGTAGGGAGAGAGGTACTGGCGGGCCACGGCGTCGCCGTGCCAGTCGCGCTCAAACAGCCAGTAGCCCTCGCTGAACCAGTCCATGCCGATCGGCCGGTAGAGCTCCCAGCCGAAGCGTTCCTCGAAGACGAGGCGCAGCGACTCCCAGAGTGCGTGATGGTGGAAGTCGGCTAGGATGCGGATCACGCCGCCACCATGATCTTTGGCCGGGCGCTGAACGTCCCCACGCCGCCACGATCCGCCGACTCGAAGGTGTGCGTCGCGTCCAGCCGGGCATGGAGGCCCGGCACCGCCGGGTCACCGTGCCACTCGCCGACGATGATGCCGACGTGGGAGAGGGCCGGGTCGTCGAGGCCGGCCCACTCGCAGCCCTCGCAGTCCCACTTGACGAGCGAGACTTCGCCGCCGGCCAACCTGACCAGGGCCGAGAGGGTGTAGGCCGGTACGTCGGCCCACGAGTCCGAGAAGTCGAGTTGCTCCTCCAGGCCGCCGATGAAGCGGTTAGTCCGTCGGAAGTCGCCCACCTCGCCCCGGAAGTCCCAGCCGATCCGCAGCCGCTCGCCCCGCCCCACGGCCCCGAGCACGGGCGTCAGGCGTTCCTCCCAGCCGTTGAGAGCCGCGTTCTCGCGCATCAGGTCGAGGTTCTGGTCGAGCGGTTCGACCGCGATGACCCGAAGGTCGGGATTGTCGGCCAGCAGCGCCATCGTCACGAAGCCGGCGTGGGCACCGATGTCGAGCGCCACGCCCGAGACATGGCAGGCGGCGAGCCCATATTCGTCCTCGCAACCGCCATGCTCCTCGGCCCGGAAGGTCGCGTAGACGATCGAGAGGTCCGACGAGTCGTCGCGGACGTGGAGTACGACCGGCGCGCCGCGCGGACTCCAGACGGTCCGGATGCTCATGCCACGCGTCCCGCCAGGCGTCGCTCGACATTGCTCACGCCGGCATCGAGATGATCGCGCCACTGGTCGCCCACGGTCGCCACGTCGAACAGGGCGAGCGCCTGTGCCCGGGCGACAGCCGAGGCAGCATGGTCAGGCTCGGCCAGCAGGTCGCGCAGGGTCGCGTGGGCTTCGCGCGGGCTGGCGGCCGTGATCGGGGCGAGCTCGGCCGCCTCGTACAGCGCCGGAGTGTTGGCGTTGCCGGCACTCATCGCCACGACTGGCACGCCGGTCATCAGTGCCTCGATCAGACCGAGGGTGTAACTCGCCGGTTCCGTGCCGGTATAGAGGTAGGCGCGGCAGCGACGGAGGTAATCCCGCATCTCGTCGTAGGCGAGGGCCCCGACGCCACCCGGAAGCAGCTCCGAGCGGGGTCCGGCGGGCCGGGCCGGGAGCCCGTCCGTCGCTGCCTGCCAGAACGAGAGGCCGCACGCATCGGCGCGGCCGATCATGTCCTGGGTCACGTTGCCGACCACCGCATCCTCGCCGTTCCAGTCAGTCCAGTCGGCGGGATACTTGCCGAACCTGATAACAGCGTCCTCGCCGGCGAACGAGCCCGTCGGTTCGTAGGCGCGCCGTTCGGCGGGTGAATAGCGGACGATGCCGAGGCCATCGTCGCGGAGGCGGCGCATGTATGCCTCAAGCGGTGGGCTTGACTGGCCGCAGGTCCGCCAGATGACCCGCTTGTGCCGGATCGACGGCCACTGCGGCACGATCCAGCGCTCCGGGTAGTGGTGGACGATGATCGTCTCGGCCCACTCGACGATGGCCGGATGGAGGATCGCCTTGGCCCAATCGATGTAGGGGCCGGGCTCGCCGTAGCGCTCGCGCTGCTCAACACAGAGCGCAGCGAGGTCGGGATGAGCGGCCACGCCGGGCAGGGCCGGACGCTTGTCGTCAGCCGGATCAGCCGGATCGGTATAGGCGCCGATGCTGAACACGTCGTAACCGAGGTCCGACAGCATCCGCAGGTCGTCGTATTCGGCGATCGAGTGGCTGGTCAGGAGCAGGACCCGCAACTTCGGACTCCCTTGGTGGTGCCGGGCCGGCCGGCGGAGGGCGCGACCGGCCCGGCGATAGCTCACGGGATGACGTCTGCGACGAACTGGAACTTGCCGGCGAAGACGGCCGGTCGGGCGTCGAGCCCGATCTCCTCCTCACCGCGGAAGCCGATGAGGTTGTTGTCCCAGCGGTTGCCGGCCACGTCGGAACTGTCGACGCGGTAGCTCTCGCCGAAGTAGACCTTCAGCGCCTTCCAGTTGCCGACGATGAGGTCATCGGTCCCGGCCAGCGACGAGCTGTCGGGGTAGACCGGGACGCCGAACGGGCTGATGAGGGTGGTCGGATCGATGCCTTCCGGCGTCCCGCCCTGACGGCTGCCGGCGAACCAGAAACCGGCCTCGTCGGTGCCCTGACTCAGCATCGTCCAGTAGGACGTTGCCGCGAGGACTGCCGCCGTGACCGGCTCGTTGCGTCCAGCGAGCGCACCGGCCGCCGTCGCGATCGCCGCGGCGACCGAGCCGACGAGGGTGGAGCCCGGCGTGAACGCGCTTGTGAACGCCGCGGCGCCACCGAGGGCGAGCGCCGTCTGGAGGCCATAGGGCTGGCCGGTGCCGGTGCCTTGGGTGATGTAGAACGCCTCGCCGAGGGCGAAGGCGGTGGCGAGCTCCTGGAGGACATCCTGCTCGGCCGCACCCTGGCTCTGCCGCGCGAACTGCTTGGACAGATCGTGCACCCGGGCGATGGTGTACATCGTCGCGGTGTAGCCCTCGTAGACCAGGTCGACGTTCTCCTTGGCGTCGCCCCACGGCGCCACGACGGCCCGGTTCGGCGCGTTGCGGCGGAACGGGATGTCGATGGACGGGGCGGTGACGCCGGGCACGGTCGTCACCAACCGGCGGTACGGGTTGGCGTACGTCGCCGGCTTGATGAGACTGTCAACCAGTGCATTCGGCACGATCCAGCCGCCGAGGGCATCGGTGGTGCCGAGCGTCGCCTTTGAGTCGGTCGGCACGTCCGTCCAGCCGGAGCCGAGTGCCTGGAGGGTCGCCTTGGCGGCCTTCTGGGCCTCCCAGTCGCCGGACTTGACGGCCATCACCGCGCCGAGGAACGCCCCGGCCTTGGCGGGCTGCGGCGCGTAGAACGCCGAGCCGGTGCCGATCAGCCCGGCCTTGGACGGGCTCCGGTAGGAGGCGGCGAACTGCCGCCACTCGGCCGCTGTATCTAGGGCGGCCTTGACCTGCGCCTCGCGCTCCTCGGACTCGGCGGCCTTCTTGAGTTCGCCGAGGGTCGCGGCCTGCGCGACCTGCTCCTTGCGGAGTTCCTCGTAGCGCGTCGAGTCCTCGGCCTTCGCCTTGGACATCTCGTTGGCGATCTCATCGAGCCGATGGGCGGCTCGCCCGATCTGTTCCGCGATGCCGGTCGGGAGGTTGTCCTCGCCGAACGCCTCGCGGACCAATCCGGTGCTCATGGTGTATCGGTCCTTTCGTAGTCGGGTTGGCGGCCGATGACGACGCGAACGCGCGCCATCGCCACATCGAACGCTGCCAGCGCCTCGGTCAGGTCGGCCAGGTTCACGCCCGAGAGCACTCGCCCGGCCTTCGCCCCGTGCTCGCCCCCGAGGGAGGTTGCGTGGAGGTCAGAGCCGAGGTCGCGCAAGGCGATCTCCAAGTCCTGCCAGAGAGCCGGCGTGTCGTTGTCGAGGTCCGCCAGCACCGCCTTGAGGGGGCGCAGGACGGACAGGGTGTTCTGGGGCGAGGTCGAGAGCGTCTGCCGCCAGTAGGGCCAGACGAGGATCTCGCCCGTGTCGGCCTTGCGGACTAGCCCGGCGACCGACTCGGACGAGCCGTAGATCTGGGCGCCCCGCTCGGCAAGCCGGCGGATCAGCTCGAGGCGCTTCTCGCCAGCGTGGAGCCAGACCGTGACCCACCAGCCGTCCTCGTCGGGTTCCTTCGATGGCCCGTCGAAACGGCCAAGGTCGATGGCCTTGCCGAGCGGCGTCCGCCGCATCAGGCCGTCGCTACCGTGGTGCCAGTCGGTGACCCGATAGGACAACCAGTCTGGCTTGATGTCGGTCCGCGGGGTGAACGTCTCACCATCGATGTCCACGCCGTCTGGGAAGGCCGGATGTGGGATCGGGCCACCGAAGGGGATCGCCAGGAGCCGGAATGCGTCGTCGTCGAGTGGGCTGGCCTTCAGCGGCAGTAGCGCCTTGCCCATCCCCTCGGCGTCGGCATGGCGCATCAGGTGGGCGTGAGCGCGGGCGTGCATCGCCTCGGCCATGTCAGTCTGTGGCTCGCGGCTCGTCGCGTTCCGAAGGTGGGCCATGTCGACCGCCCCGGAGGCGTCGTGGTGGGGCAGCTTGCGAAGGCTCCGCGGAACTGTCTTACCCTCGTCGTCCTTCTCACCGCCGGGCAGGATGACGGCGAACGCCGAGTCCGGCAGGTCATTGATGTAGGCGGTGTCCCACCGCGCCTTCGTCGCTTCGTATGACATCAGATGTCCCCCACCGGATCGCCGAGGCCGAGCAGCCACAGCTCCTCCGGGTCGTCGAGGATGAGCACGGTCCGGCTACCGCGTTTCCGCTGGCCAGCCGGGCCGCTGACCAGCGCCGCGCCGCTGATCGGTCCGAGTCGTCGGCCGCCACGGCGCCGCGGTTCCTCACCGAACGTCAGGATGGCGACTGTCGCGTCGAATGCTTGGCCGATCCCTGCCGCATGTCCAGCCGGCGCGTTGGTTCCAGCGCCGAACTCGATGATCTCGACGGTCGGGTCGAAGGCCAGCCCCGTGCCCGAGGCGAGCCCGGCGAAGGCGGCTACGGCGCCGGTTGCGTCGAAGGCGGCGCCGACGAGGAGGGCCGCGGCGGCGTTGACGCCCAGGGCAGCCGTCGGAGCGCCGGCGCTGGCGGTACCGCCGGCGTTGCCGGCCTGAGCTCCGACATCGGTCGCTGGCCCGTAGGCCGTGCCATCTCCGCTCGCCGAACCGGCCACAGTCCCGACACTCGCCGACGGCGCGTTCGCTGTGCCGGTGCCGCTGGCTGCCTGGATCGCCGGCTCGACCCGGGTCGATGGCCCGTACGCCGTGCCGGTGCCGCTGGCGTGGCCGGCCTCAGGAGCGGCGCCGGTCAGGACCGTCGCATCGTAGGCGACGCCTGTCCCCGACGCGAGCCCGGCGTTGACGTCGAGGCTGATCGCCGGCTGATGGGCGGTACCCGTGCCGGCGGCGTTGCCGGCATTGGCCGCGGTACCAGCTCCGCTCGCATCGAGCTCGACGATGAGGTCGCAGAACGTAGAAGCTGAGGTGCTGCCCCAGGTAATGACGGTGCCGGTGAAGCCCGAGTCGCGGCTGACGTACTCCTGGCCCGCATCAGGCGCGCTGTAGCCATCGTCGGCCCGCTCTGTCCAACCCGAGGGATTGGTCACCGTCGCCGGATTGGTACCGTTACCCACTGCGCCGAGCGTTGGGTTACCTGTCAGCGCCGAGGCAGGGAAGGTCGCTGTGGGCGTTCCGCCCGCCGACTGATTCTCCAACTTGGCCGACTGGAGGATCGCCGTCAGCCCAGTCTTGCTCATGCCCGCGATGCGGGCCACCTGGACGATTGCGCCCGAAGCGGGGTCGCCGGTGCAGTCGAAAGTGACGGTCATCGAACTGGCCGCCGCCAGGGCGTTCGCCACGAACGCGTAGAGCGTGTGGGCGGTGCCGCCCTTCACGGCCGAGGTGACCTTCGTGAAGCCAAGACTCTGCGAGTCGGTCATCGTGCCGGTCGCCACGGTGCTCGTGGCGAAGACGAATGCGACTAGCAGATCATCAGCGGCAGGCGTGAAAGCGCCCGAGGCATACGATGTTCCGCCTGCCGTGCTCGCCGTCGAGATGGCGTGGGTGACGGTTGCCATCGGCTTACAGCGTCAGGGCTAGGATGCCAGAGGTGTGCCAGATGATCGTGAATCGGCCGTTGGTCACCGACTGTGTCCCGCCGAAGTAGTGGTACGAAAGGCCCTGGTCCACGACCGGCGCGGCCAGCGTGTCGTTGTAGACGAGGGTGCCGAAGGCCGAGGCGATCGTCGTCGTGTCGTTGGCCGACACGGTGTCCGCCGCGTCGAGGGTGTAGACGTTCGAGGCGAAGGCCGATGTCACCGACAGCAGTTGGCGACCGACGAACGGCCAGCCGGCGGCGTCCTGGATGTTCGGCGACGAGCCGGCCGTCCAGACGCCGCCGCCGTAGGCCGCGTTGGCGCTGGTGACGGTCTGGCTCGGCGTGATCGAGTCGTTGTAGAGCGCTGCCTTGAGGTTATCGGCGTCGACGTTGAACGAGGCCGTGCTGTTGACGGCATCGGTCGGGAAGGCCGAGAAGATCTTGGATGCTGTCCAGGACACGGGCTAGGCTCCTTTCCTACGTGGCGCGGCCCGATCCGACCGCAAGTGGGGCGAACACGGCGACGTCGTTGGACCCGTCGGGGCGCTCGGTGACGATGGACGCGACCGGCCGGCCGTTGCCGTCCGTCTGAACCCGATCCGAGCCGACGTAGTCCTCCCGCTCGCGGGTGTAGACACGGGCCCGCGATCCGGCTGGGACCATCGGCGCCGTGAGGCTCCGGAGCCCCGGGCAGACGTGGTAGCGCGTGTGCGGCTGAGGGTCGACGGTCACGTCGATCGCAGTGCAGTTCGGGCACTCCCAACGATGCTCGGGTCGTATCAGGAGGGTCATACCGCCTCCTCGATGACCTGGACGATCTGGCCCGCCTCGTTGCGGATCGGGGTCCGGCGGATTGTCGGAGGCTTCCGCATCAGCGCCTCGCGCAGCTCGGCGATGATCGCCGCGACCGGCGCCATGTCGATGTTCACGATCGGGGCTGGGACATTGACGATCGGGGCCGGGACGACAACCGGCTCGTTCGGCAGGTCCGACAGAGCCTTGGCGAAGGGCGCGGTATCGACCACCACCGGCTGCGACTTGGCCTCGATGACCGCCTCCACGAGCTGGCGCATCTGCTCGTCGGCCGCCGCATCTTCGCGCAGCAGTTCGGTGACCGAGTCGAGAGCTCGTCGTGTCGTTGAGCGCATCGGGATCTCCATGCTCTGCGGGGCGGCCTTGCCGACGACAGGTACCCAATCAAGCGTCCCGTTCGGGTGATCCTCGATCCCGGCGGCTTCGTCGATCGAATAGGTCTGCCCGTTGCGTTGGGCACATTCGAGGTCGCCGTCGCCGTCGATGGCCTGGACGCGGTCGATGCCGAACTCGGTGTAGGAGGCGAGAGCGGCGGCGTTGTAGACGAACATCGACTCCGTCCGAGCGATCATCTCGGCGCGGGCGAGGTCGAACGCCGGCAGCGACTCGATCGTCTCGGCTACCTGGAGCGGCGAGAGGCCGGCATCGAACCCTGCGGCGATAGCATCTTGGACGGCCTGCTTGGTCGTATCGTTGATGCCGCTGATCCGTAGGCCCGTGGCCACGAGGATCTGGGTCAGGACGCGATCCACGAAACCGTCCGCCTTTGCCGGCCGGAGGAGCTCCTGCGCTCGGCCCGCCACTGTCTGGGCCAAGCCGGCGAGGCCCGCCCGGAGCACCTTCGCCAGCCGGTCGTCCTCGCGCTTGGCGTTCCACCAGACCGACACGTCATTCGGTTTGGCGGCGAGGTGACCGCCCTTCGCCCGGATCGCTGCTGCGATGGCATCGCGCTGCTCGGCGAGCACGCCGGCGAGATGATCTCGGAGGCTCGGCACGAGCCTCGCGTCAAGCGTGCGGCGCAGGCCCAGGAACTCGCGCTGCTCCGTCGTCCGGGCCTTGCCGGCCAGTGGCACGGCGGCATATTCGAGGATCGTGGACGGCAGCATGATCGCGTTGTCGATTCTCGGATCACCCGTCGGCGGCTCACCGACGAGGGCGAGACGCTGGGCGTTCGTCAGCGGGATGTTGACTGCCTTGGCGGCGAGGTCGTATTGCGGCGTCCGATCGTCGAACTCCGGCTCCTCGATCTCTAACTCGACCGTGAGGCCGACCTTCTGCCACCGATCGAGGATGCGGAACTGGATCGTCTCGGACAGGGCGATGACGCGATCGTGGACGGCGCCCTGCATGAGCGTCGCCTCCTCGTACTTGCGCGTCTCGCCCGAGTTGAGACCTCCCGACGAGGTAACGATGCCGGCCTGGCTCGGCGGCACGCCCCAGATCGCCATGATGTCGTCGCGGTTCATCGTCGCGATCTCGACGAGGTTCAGCTCCGACGGGTCGGCGGCCGTCTTAGTGAAGTCGATCGGGCCCCGGATAATCGTCGTCCGTTTCGCAGCGTCGGGGGCCTCGTTGACGTTGCGGAACTCGCGGACGAGAGCGTTGTATTGCTCGTCCGGGATCGTCCCCTCCTTGGGCGAGACGATGCCGGCCAACCGGCCGCCGGTGCCGAGGACGTAGCCCGCGTGGCGATCGGCGAGGGTCGTGATCTGCGCCTTCAAGAAGGCGGCCGCGACGAGGCCCGTGCCGAGGTTGCCGAAGTCGGGCGGGGCGAGGTAGAAGGGGATCAACTCGTCCATCGTCAGCGGTGTCCCGCCGTGCCCGGACGAGTCGGCCGGGTCGAGTATCCAGCCGATCAGGTTGCCGGCTTGGTCCTCGGCCGGCCAGACACGTGCTGGGTTGACGTACAGGATCGAGGTCGGCAAGCCTTCGGTACCCATCCGGTCGAGATACCAGTAACTCATCCCGCAGAGGCCGATATGACGAGTCGTGATCGACCACATCTCGCGGCGGGTCATCTCGCGGCCGACCTGGACGAACCGCTGCGGCCGCTCAATGAGGTCGCGGACCCGACCGGCCTCGCCGGTGGCATCCTCGGGAATCTCCTCGTCCTCGCCATCCTCCAGGTGCCACGGTAGGCCGACCGTCCGCCGAACGACGGTCGCCTCCGCGGTCCTGATCCAGGGGTTGGAGTGGTAGAGCGCCTGCGCCTCGCGCATGATCGCCTGTGGACTGCGGGCCAGCGAGGCAAGCTGGGTGCCGTAGGTCACGTTGGCGACGAAGGGTCCGGTGATTGACTTCGTCACCGTCGGGACAACGATGCGCTCAGGCTCGGCCACGGTGATCCCTCCCCACGCCGTGCCGTCCCACTCGGTAGTCATGCTGGCGCCCCCGGGTGAGCGTACCGACGAGTACGGTCCCCGGTAGTTCGGCCCTCACTCGTACTCAGGCCGACCGGGTGGCGGTCACTCATGCACTGCCCCACTGCCGGCCAGCGCCCCACACCTTCGCGTCGTCGACCCGCACGCCGAACAGCTCCGACAGGCCCCAGACCAGCGCATCGAGCCGGTCGGGGCTCTCCTCGCCAGGAGCACCGGAATACGAGCAGAGCTGATCCTCCAAGTCCGGGAACGGCTGGACATGGCTGACCCGGCCCTGCTCGTAGAGTGCGGCGACTGGCTCGGCCCGCGTCCGCTTGCCACGGGCCGCATGGACCAGCGTCACCGGGGCGAGGGGATCGACCGCTCCGATCACCGTCGAGACGAGATCACCGCCATTATTCGCCTCGGCCACGATCCGATCGGCGCCGAAGCGGTGCCAGGCGGCGACTGCCCGGCGCGCCCATTCGGCCGGCGTCGCCCGGCAGGTGAGGTCGTCGAGGACATAGCCGCGTCCGTCTGAGCCGAGGCCGACGACCATGATCCCCGTCTCGTCGGCATCCTCGCCTGACGTCACCGCTGGGTCCACGGCGATTACGACGCGGCCGAGGTCGGGCGTCTCGACGCCCTTGGGGTAGACCTTCGGCGGGGCATGATAGCGGATCATCGGGCGGTGCCAGAGTGCCCCCTCGACGTCCTCGATGATCTCCGCGTCGAGCTCCTGGCGGCCGAGCGTCGTACCGCCGTAGCGGGCATACAGGGCCGCGACGCGCTCTGGCGGCAGCCCGGTGGCCTCGGAGGTCCGCCCTCGCGTCACCACCGTCGACGGCTCGGCCATCACTCGCCGCAGTAGGGGTCGGCGCTTCGGCGTCGTCGTCAGGACGATCCGTGGATGCGGTCCAAGGCGAAGGCCCAGCTGGAGATTGTCCCAGCTCTCGTCGAGCTTGCGCCAAGCGGCGAACTCGTCACCCCAGATCAGGCAGTGCTGCGGACCGCGGAAGCGCTCGACATCTTCGGGGGCGAAGGTGCCGAACAGTTCGGCCTCCGCGCCATTCGGCCACGTCACGTCTGCCTGCTTAGCCGCGCCCGGCGTGAACCGCACGGCCCGGTTGACGTGGATCAGGCCCGTCTCGCCGCGAACACAGGTATCGACCGCGTCATCGTGGGATGGGGCGACAATCGCGATCCGATGCGGTACGCCGTTGCCGGTCAGGCAGGGCGGGCCCTCGGCATGGTCATCGACATACCGAGCCCCGGCCTCCGTCTTTCCGGAGCCGCGCCCACCGAGCAGCAGCCAGACGGTCCAGTCACCCTCGGGTGGCACCTGCCAGGGATACGGCGGTCGACTGACGACGGACTGGGCCGCAGCCTCCCGTCGCATCCTAACGATCATGGCACCGGCGATGATCGCCTTGCGAGCTGTCTCTGGATCGACGCGGTAGAGCAGGCTCGTCACTTCGACGCCGCCAGGATGCGTTCCGCCTCGGCCACCGCGGCGTCAGGATCAATGCCCATCTCGTCGGCCGCTTGACGGATGATCGCAGTGATGTCCATCGAAACGGATACCTGATCACGACGAGCGTAGTCCTGGTACTTGCGCCGCTCAAGCCACCACGCTGCGGCCTGCCAGATCGTCGGCACCTTCGAGACCACCGCCGCAGTCATCTTCGCCTCGGCCAGGAGTTCGGCTTTCTCGACGGCATCCGAGAATGTCGGATCGTTGGCCATCCACAACCAGAACGTCGATCGCGTCACTCCCGCAGCCCCAGCCGCAGCTCCGCGAGTGCAGCCGTTCTCCAGTGCCAACAGGGCCGCGGTAATCCGCGGCTCGGTCAGCTTGGAGTTCGGCTCGCCGCTCACGTCAGCCACCCACCACGTCAGCCGCCACGTCGTAGGTCTTGCCCGCCAGCCCGGCGATGCCGATCCAGGCTAAGAATGCGGCGAAGGCGTTGACGGCATCGATGCTCGGGGTTGTAGCGAGGTAGGCGTAGCCCACCAGCACGGCGCTCAGGATGACCGCCACGCCGGGCTCGTGCTTGGCATCGATCCAGGCACCGATAACCGGCAGCTTCTTCGCGATCTGGATGACCGAGGCGATGGTCGCCGCCGCGAGCGTGGCGCCGGCAGCGGTCAGGATCATCGCGAGATCGAGTTCCATAGTTCCCTCCCTACGGATGCGTGGTGACCCACGTATCCCACTTCGCCTCGTTGGTTGCGACGGCGGCGTCGAGCTGGGCCTGAGTGAAGCCGCCGGGGGCGATGTACAGCGGATGCGTCGTGAACGCCTCCTCGACGGTCGGGAACAGGATGTACCAGAGCCCGGCGTCGGGGTAGTCGTCCATCGCCTTCTTGAGCGTCGCCTCAGTAATCTCCTCGCCGATCGAATGCGCCTTGCGGAGCGGGTTGACGATCCGCAGGAGCGAGCCGTTCCAGTAGATCGAGACTCGATGCCTGACCGCCACGCCGTCCTTGGTGGCGATGGCCGCGGAGAACACGCTGGACGAGGCACACCGCCCACTCTTGACAGCGGCAAGGTAAGCGGCCCAGGTCCCGGTCCCGGCGCTCACGGTGAGTCTCGCGCCGATCTTCGGCCAGAGGGCCCTGATCGCTTGGACCGATTGCGCTTGCGAGAGTCCATCAGCGGCGCTCGGATCATCAGGATTGCCAGCCGCAGAGCGGTAGGCCGTGGCCGATGGCAGCGAGGACCACGGGGCGCAGGCGTGGGCGCAGGTGATATCGGCCAGCACGGCGCAATCATCGACGTCACCGACCCCACGCCATAGCTGCTGGCTGAATACGCCCTGGGTGAACTGCGGGATCACCCGACGTACCTTCGGAGACGGGTCCTGACCCGACTAGGTCGCCGAAGCCACGCCACGAACCGGCGCAAGAACTTCATGTCGGCAGCCCGAAAGCGTGGCGTAGGGCCGGAGCTACCAACTGGAAGACGATCAGCAGAACGGCGACTCCGCCGAGCACCTTGGCAATCGTCGTATCGATGCGGGCGAGCCGCTCATCCTGGCGTTGGACGATGGCGGTGAGTTGGGCCACGCTACGCTCTATCCCCGCGTGGATCTCCGATGCCACCGCCAACTCGCGGCTGATCTGCTTCACCAGCTCCTCGACTAGCACCTCGAGGCGCGTCACGCGTTCACCGAGCTCTGGCATGGCGTCAGAAGGATGGGCCGGCCGCGGAGGAAGGCAACCGGCCCGGCGCGACACCTTCTAGCACAGACCCATCCTAGCCGTACCTGTCAACCGGCGCTCAGCGTCACCCGCAGCACACCCCGCGACAGCGGCGCGAGCGTCCGGAAGGCCGCCGCGTACAGGTCGATGATCCTGCCGCCCCCGCATCGGCACCAGTCCACCAGCGTGACGACGACCGAGCGCCCGTCCGCCGTCACCGTGACCTGCTGCCCGCGCCAGTCCGCGCCGAGCCATGCCCGCAGCGCGGGACCCGCGGCCGCGTACAGGCCGTCGGGGTAGCCGCGGGTGCACGGCGACCGACCCGCGAGGCAGAACCACGTCGCGATCCCGGCAAGTGAGGCGCCGCTGCTACGCGCCGTTACCTGCCCTTCCGGGCGTGAGATGGTCGGTGCGGGGCTGGTGCCCATGCTCAGCGGCGCCTCGGTCCGCCCCTGGTCCGGCTCGCCGTGCCCCGAGAACGAAGGGGCAGCCGGGATGACAGGAGCGGGCCGGGGAGTCGCGGAGGCACGTCCGGCCAGCAGGCCCGCGAGGAACGCGATCGCGATGCCGGCCAGCGCCACCCGCTGCCAGCGTCGGCGCTCGCGGCGAATGAGGTCGAGCGGGGTTGACCAGGTATCGGCGAAGCGAATGGGGCCGGTCATCGGAACCGGCGATCGTGGACGTGGCAAAGCTGGACGGTTCGGACGCCGACCTTCACCGTCGACTTTGCCAGGCGCCCGCACGGCTCGTCACGGTAGGCCGGTTCCTCGGTCGCCCAGCCATACTCGGCCCGCTTGACGGTGGCCTCGCATCGAGCGCGAGCGTCGATCACAGCACCACCGTGCGCGATTGCGTGGCCTGAGCGCGCTCCCACCACCCCGGAGGGATCGCAGGCGTGCTTTCGGTGAGCGCAAAGTCGGCCGGCCACTCGAACGGCTCATCCCGCGGCTCCACCGGCTCAGGCTCCACCAGCCACCGCCAAGCGAGCCACACGGCCACCCACGCCCCGAGCCCTGCGGCGATCAGCGCGATGGCGAGGCGGCTCATCGCGGGTCCGCCTTGTAGACGCGGTTCATGCCGGGAATGGCCGCTGCGCCGTATTCCGGGGGTACGGGCCAGATCGTGGTGTCGTCCCAACCTTCGTTGTCGCCGCGAGCCATCGGCTCCGGGGGTACGGGCTGGGCTGAGAGCAGGGCGAGGACGGCGTCCAGCGCGTCGTTGTAGCCGTGCCCGTACCGCGTTGCGTAGTCCGACCCGGTGATCCGCAGCGCCTCCACCGCAGCCCGTAGGTCGGCTCTCCGGCTGTCGAGGAACGATGCGGCGAGGTCGATTACCTTGACGGTTTGACACGGCCATGCCCCCCGGTCATTGGCGCACATCCGCATCGGATTACCGTTGGCCGGGTCCGTGCTTGCGATGTTCGCGTGCCGGTAGCGGAGCGAGCCGAGTTGGTGCTGCCACGACTCAGGCGCGGCGCAGCACTCCCGTTCGGGAAAGTGCCGCCTCCAAGCCGCGATCCGCTCTACCTCTCGGGCCTTCATTCCGTCCCTCCTTCGATGCGTGCCAGGTAGGCGCGCAGCTCGGGCCGGTGCGAGGTTGCCCAGCCGCCCAGATGCGCACGGCCGCACAGGCTCACGAGCGTCGCCATCGTGGACGGAGCGCGCCGGCCCATCCGGCCATAGGCGGATTGGACGTGATCGAGGGTCAGCCGCTCGAGGGCTTCCGATAGGTGGGGGTTGCCCCAGATGTCCTTGCAGGTGTGGGTGATGTCCAACTGCGCCTGGACGCAGCGACGATCCCGGACGAGCACGGCGGCGTGGAGCTCGGGGGTTACGGGGTCACGACGGGTCATGTCGTCGGCCCGTGTTGCGCGAGCTTGATCGCGGCGAGTCGCACTTGGCCGGGCATGGCCCACCAGCGCGACTCCTCGACGGCCATTGGACGGAAGGTGCGGATCATCGCCAACAGGTCCGGTAGCGGGTAGTCGCACCAGCCGCATGCCAATGGGTGGAGCTGTACGACGCTGACCCGGATCGTGTGGAGGTCTGGCAGGCCGGATTGGCGAGCCAGCCAGCAGACGCCCATCGCCTGCGCTTCCGCTACGGTCGGTCGGTACGTCATGCCGGCTGCCTCCCGAACTCAGCCATGTATTCACGAGCGATCCGGTCGGCATCTTCGGGCGTGATCTCGATCGGCGTCGGAAGCATCCTGATCGGCTTGCGTTTCTCTTCGTTCCGTCGTGTCTCGTCGGCCAGCTCGGCCCGTTCCGCCGCGTGATCCTCGGCCCGTAGCGTGTCCTGGATAAAGGCGAGGTAGTCACGCAGGTTCCGGTCGCCCTGTTCGGTCGCGTTGATCTTCTCGGCTAGCCGTACCTCGCCGAGTCGCACGGCGAG